TCTCGATCGCGGACTTGTTGGCCTCGAACGCCTTCTTGGCGACGCCGAGCACGCCTTCCGTGACTCCGAGTTGGTTGATGATGTCGTCGTTGCTGGCGCCGATCGTGAACGCGGCCACCAGGTCCGCCTTCTTCGCGGCCGTCAAGGCGCGGAACCCGGCCTCCGCCGCCTTCAGCTTCGCGACAAAGGACTCAGGCACCGGCGGCGCGGTTTCGTTCGGCAGTGCAATATCGTTCCCGCCGAGCCCGCCGATGTTGCCGAATTGCTGCTTATGTCCCGCGGCCTTGATCAGTGCGGCGTCAAATTCCTCGATCGATTTCGTCGACAGTTGGGTCTGCAGGATGTAGTCCCGCTCGTCCTGCGTGAGCGTGTTGACCGCCTGATGCAGCAGGATGACCGAGCCCATCGCCTGGGCAAAGGCGGTGCTTTGTCGCGACTTCCACCGGTCCCACGCATCGCCGAGGGCATCGATCGCCTTCAGTTGCGCGTCGCCCGCGACGGTCGCCCCTGCCGCGACTTTGCTATACCCGTCGACGATGGCCGCCAGGATGTCTTTGGCGGTTTTGCCGAACAGGCCGACGGCATCCGTGTTGCGCCGCTGAGGGTTCTCCATCGCCTCGAGCGCCTTCACGACCATGTTGTATTGGTCGTCCGGCGACGCCGATCGCAATTGCTGCCAGGAGAGCCCGAGATCCTCGGCAGCTTGCCGCGCTTTCCCAGAGCCCTCCTGGATCGTGACACCCATCTTGAACGCCGCCTCGGCAAACGCGGACACGTCGCTGCCGCTTTGCTTCGCGACGTAGTCCATCCGCTGCAACGTGTCGGTGGAGAGCCCGGTTTTGTTCGACATGTCCACGAGGGCGCCGGCCGTCGCGAACGCTTGCCGCCCCAGATCGGTGACGGCCCCGATCGTCTTGTCGATCAGCGATGAGGCGGAGAACGCGGCGGTCAGTTTCGCGAACGCGCTATCGAAGAGCCCGCTACCAGCGGCACCGCTCGGGGCGGCCTTCAGGGCCGCCTGCTGCGCCTTGATCGCGTCCGCGACCTTCTGCAGGTCCGCCGGCGCCTGCTGTCCCAACGCCCGGAACGCATCGAGCCCTTGCGTCACCGTGCGCGCCATCGCGTCGAGATCTCGCGAGGTCAGTTTGGCCACCCCGCCGACCGCTCCCAGATTGGCGCCGAACACGGTGAGCCCTTGCGAGGCGGCAACGGACCGATCCGCCAGCCGCTGCGTGGCGTCCGTGATCCCTTTCATCGTGGCGTTCAAGGTGTCGAGGGATTTCTTCGCCGCTTCAGCGAGCGGCGTGTTGCCCAGCTTTTTCAGATCCGCGTCAACACTCTTCGAGCGCTCCCCGATCGACGCGAGCGACTTCGTCAGCTCCGCATCCTGCGCGCCGATCTTCACGATGAGCGAGGCAATCGTGCCCACAGGTCAGTCGTCGTCCTTTCCGATCGGGAGCGGCGGCAGCGGCGGCAGGACCGTCGCGCCGGCGTCGCCGATCAATTTCTCCTGAGTCGCGCGGCTGCCGATGGCGTTCAGGACCCAGGCCGCGAGCGTGGCCACGTGATACAGCGCTCGGTCATCCACGCGGCGATACCCCTCGATCCGCGGTTGCAGTTCGCGCGGCGAGTAGCTCGCGAACGTCCGCGGCGTCATCGCCAATTCGCCGAGCGCAATGGCCTCGGCGTACCGATACCAATGCGCGTACGGCGTTACGCCCGGTCGTCGACGCCCGGGCGCGGCTCCGGTGACGCCGCCGCGCTCGTCGCGTTTGGGGCCGGCGCGTCCTCCTCGTCGTCGTCCTCGTCGGGTTTCCCGTACACGCCGCTCCGGTTCGCCGCCTTCACCAGCGCTTTGAAGAGCTCGCCGGTGTCGCCTTGCCGATCGATGAAGCGTTGCACCAGGGCCTCGGCGCGTTTTTCGGTCATCGACGCGTCGCTGTACTGGAGCGCGTAGCAGGTCATCAGCACCATCGCGTGCACGTTCTGCCGCCGCGACATCAGCTCGCCGATGCCGACGCCGGCGCGCTCGTCGAGCGCGTGCGCGGTGGTGACCGTATAGCGCAGCCGGCGCGGGGGCTTTTTCTCTTCGCCGACCTTCTCGAGAAAATCAAACTCGACGTAGTTCAAGGGCATGCTGATCTCCAAACGCGCGACGGGTCCGAGGGCCGACACGCCCCCGGACCGATCGCGCCCGTGTCATCGCACGGAGCTGCGGGTTACGTGAAGACGCCGAGCGTGCGGGTCGTGATCCGAAACTTGACCGAGAACACCGTCATGCCCATCGAGGACTTCGGGCCGCTGTAGCTCGAGACGTTGCAGAGGCCGTAAATCTTCGGTTTGCCCGGGTCGGTGCCGTCGGGGCCGTACTCGTAATTGAGGCCGACGAGCCCGTTGACCGCGGTGAAGAAGACCTCGGCGTTGCTCGACCAGTTGCCGCCGGAATCGCCCGAGCGATCACTGAAGCCGGGAATGAAATTCTTGGTCGGGTCGGCGACGCCCGGCTGGAAGTTCGTCCCGTCGAGCTCCTCCTGCGAGTTGTCGAAATTGAGGCTGTTCAGAAACGTGCTGATATCGGTCGGGGTCCCGCCGACGCTATCGTCGAGCACGAAGCTGGTGCCGCGGCCGCTGATGACTTGTCCGGTGCTCATTGCTGCTCCTTCGGCTCACGGGGTTGTGCCGCGAGCTTTCGGCTGGCGTCCTGCCAGACCTGTTCCCAAAATCGCACGGCGCGGAATCCTTCCGCCCGTGTCTCACTCGCCGGCTGCCCCTGCAGCCACCGCTCGATCGCGCGCGTCGCTTCGACCCCGTGTCGAATGAGTTGCGCGTTGAGATGCACCGTCGCCGGCGTCATCGTCGCCACGTGCTCAGCTGCCCTGCCGCACCGGCTGCCGGCAGCGGCCGCACACCGGGACCTGCCCGAAGTTCGTGGGCAGCCATTCGTCTTCGGGATGCGGGCAGGTGATCGCGGCCTCGCCGAGCACCCCCTCGACTCGCAAGATCATTGCGTCGACCTGCGCGCGCACCGCGTAGAGTTGGGCGCGAAACTCCTCGAGCACGGTGTCCGCCATCAGCGATCCCTTACGAGCACGTCAAACGATCGGTCGTCTTCGGTGCCGTCACTCGCGACGATGTGATTCGTCAGCGTGTAGCGGGCCTTGACCGTGCCGCCCGTCAGTCGGACTTGCGTCTGTAGGCCACCCGTCACGATCGACGGACTCGACAACGTCAGGCTGCCCGTCGGGGCGACGACCCAGGTCTGGCTGCTGATCGTCACGCCGGCGCCGAGTTCCAGGAGGTACGCGGTCCAATCCAAGCCGCGCGGTTCCTTCGAGTCCGGGTCCTTCGAAAAGCAGAGGCCGTCCTTCCAGGTCATGGTTGGACCTCGAGGACGCGATCAACCGCGGGCACGGTCGGCCACCGATCGACCGCCTCGACGGCCGGCCAGCGATCGACGGCCGGGACCTCGAGATAGTCGGCGGCGTACGCGTCGGCGAACGTGATCCCGAGCGGCGGAAAATACCGCCCCGGGAAGAACCGCTTCGGGAAGTAGCGCAGCCCAAACATCAGCTCACATCCACGGTGAGGGCGGTGCGATCGCCGTCGCTGTCGACCGTGGCCACGATCCGATCCTTGCTGTCCGCTACGGCATTGCGAATCGTGATGGTCGTGGTAGCCGCGCCAGAGATCTTGCCAGCCAGCGCCGCGGCCATGAGCCGGAACGCCTGGCGCTCGGTGAGCCCGACCTCGATGCCGTTGGCGAGATCGAGCTGCGCGGCGGCGATGCTGTCGCGTTCGCCACTCGTCAACGTCATCGCCGAGCCGACGGCGGCCGGGCTCGCGGGTACGCGCGCCTGGAGCAACGCGGCATTCGTCGCGGCACTCGCCGCCGCGGCAGCCGCGATCCCGATGTTCGTGTTGTCCGGTTCCGTGTTCCGGAGGTACGAGCCGATGCCGAAGGCCACGCCGATCGCCGTGATGGTGTCCGCGACGAGGGTGCCGAAGCTGCTCAAGGTGCGCGTGCCCGCGGCCCACACTTGCGTCGTCACGGCCGTGAGGCCGGCGCCCGCGGTGCCGACGGTGGCGATCAACGCGGCGAGCTGCGTCAGGAGCGTCCCGACGCCCGCGGAATCCGCCGGTGCATTCGTCAGCGTCGTCGTTGTATCGACCAGCGTGACGCGCGCCTGGGTGTCCGCGGGTTTTGTCCGGCTCGAGATCGTCGCGTCCAGGTTCGCCACGCGCGTATCGCCGAGGGCGGTCAGGCCGGCCCCGGCGGCGCCGACGCGTGCGAAGGCATCGCCCGTTTGCGGCGTGTTGCCGGTGTAGGTCGTGACGGTGTCGACGAGCGTCACGCGCGCGAGCGTGGCCGCTTTCATCGTCGCCGTGAAGTCGCCCGCGGTGGGCGCGTTGGTCAGGTTCGTGACCGTCGTGATCGTGCCGGCGGTGATGTTGGTCGGCGTGGCCAGGGCGGTCGTGAGGTTCGTGGCGGCTGTTAAAACACGTGTCGCCGTGGA